TCAGAAACTTCACTTGCTTTAGTAACATACCAATCAGTTTCGTTTAGGATATCACGAGTTTGTCTGTTTATTTCCTCTTTTTTTACTGTCTTTAAACCTTTATTAATAATTTTGTTACCATTTGAATCTAAAAGATTTTTTCCATCTGCATCTTTAACTTCCACATCTATCAAACTATGTGCAGTTGCTTTACCCCAAGCCATTTTAACAACTTTATTTGTATTATCTACAGTATAAGTGTGATCTGTATTTTTGTGAAATTCACCATTTTTATAATTTGTTCTGTCTTGATGTACTGGGTATATACCTATTTCTGCTAATTGCGATTTACTCCATTTTGAAAAAATACCGCTTGGATATTGATAATCTCCAATTTTTATTGCTTTAGCTCCGTTATAAATTTCTATAACTTGTTCATTTTTTACCTGTGCCCACATATATTATCCTAACTTAGTGTTAAATTTAAATTTCTTCCTACTTCAAGAAATTTTGAACCATTATAATAAAACACAAACAAATCACCTTTTGCAGCAGTAGTAGTCAATGTTGGTGCGGTGTCTGCGGTGAATTCAAATATTGCATTGAAGGTTGGTACACGACTTCCTGTGCCATCTTGAATTATTAAAAGCGATACAAACTGTCCTGTTGACCCATTTGTCGGTGCTGCAAAAGTTCTATTCCCACCTAAAGTTACCTTTGCAACAGGTGCTGCTTGCACATCCCAATTTATTGTTGCTCCATCTGTTAGTGTAACTTCAGGAAAATAAGCAGCATCATTAAATACAAATTTACCATTACCTTTTGCATTAAAGTTTATACCCACATTAGAATCTCCACCAGTAGCTGCAAAACCAGGATTGCTACCAGTAGCTGCATTTGTAATTTCTAATTCATTTACCGCACTGGCTGTTTCTTGAAATACTAACTGTTCGTTTCCGTTTGAATCAGCGATAAAGCCAGCATCTGCAAATTTAGGCTTAGTTAAAGTTACGGCACTAACACCACCACCAACAATTGTTCCTGAGTTTGTAATTGTACCTGAAAACGTTTTATTAGATAAAGTATCTGTTGATGCTGTTGTAACAATTCCTGTATCAACGATATTTGTTCCGTCTGAATATAGAACTCGTTTTGTTTTATCTGCTGCTGCAAAAGTATACCCAGTGCCACCTACAGTTTTAAATTGCACTGTGTGTGCACCAGAAGTTTCGTTTGATATTATGTAAACTTTTTCAATACTATTTGGAATAGTTACTATTTGGTTACCTGTTATTGTTCCTGATAATTTTATTACTGCGTTTCGAGCATTGGATACTGTCGCATCTGACATTAGTAAAGCTGTTGTTTGTGCCCCACCTGCAATTGAAACATCTTGATAACCAGCAATCGCTTGTTCAAATAATTCAAAATTGTTATTTGTTTTTGTGCCCCAAGTTCCTGAATTAGTACCTGTAACCTGAAGTTCAATTCCTAAACTGTTTGTATATGAAACCATAATTATCCTTTCAATGTATTATAAGCGACTTACGCCGCTTTATCAACCTCTGCCCAAGTTGAAGTTGAACCTCTATTTACTTCTGCCCATCCTGTTATAGCAGTGGTGCCTAAACTAGATGTTAAATTAAAACCATTTACTAAAATTGGAGTGCTCACTACATCCGCAGCATTTCCTAATGTAAGACTTAGACTTAATCCAGTTAATGCTACTTCTTGACTTGGTGTTGCTGAGAAAGATCCGAAAGATAAAGTGCTACTTAGTCCCGTAAGTGTAACATTTGCATCAGCTGTAATTGAACTTGAACCTATAGCAGGGGTTAAAGCAATGCCTGTTGCCTCTCCTACATTCGCTTGTTGAACAGCTCCAAGAGCAGATGTCATTGTAAGACCACTTAACGTTAAAGTGGCATTAGCATTTTCTCCCCAGTTACCTTGTCCCCAAGTATAAGAACCCCAAGTGCTAGACATATCTAACCTTAACTAATTCTTATAATGGCAGCAGATGTTGTAAACGCAGGAAATTGAATTGTAAATGTTCCAGAGGTAGCTGACTTATCAGAACCAAAATCCAGAACAGCTACAGCAGGATCCCCAGATGCGGTATCATTATATATCAAAGCTCCTCTTGCCGTCAAAGTAACTCCAGTAAAAGAACGATCTGCAAAATCAACAATTGCAGTATTAGTAGCAACTGAAGTGCCTCCGTTTACTAAAGCTCCACCACCACTTGCATATTGACCAGTATTTGATACTTGGTTATCAGTTGTAAAACTTGTTGTGGATTTACCTAGAGTAGCGGAATTTGTATATAAAGATAACTTAAAACTATTTCCTCCAGATTGTTTGAAGTTGTGTGTTCCTTCAAGCAACTCTTTCTTAAATGAGTTTGTTAGTACACTTGTTGTTATAGCCATATTATTACTCCATAAAATTAAGGTGAAGGTGACTGTATGGGCAATCTTGGAACGCCTTCTTCATACTGTCCTCTTCTACGTTGTCCCATTTGCTGTAAGGCAAATGCTTGAACATCTTCATTATACTTATCTAAATACACTTTGTATAGGTCTGCTGGTCCTTTAAGATATCTAAAACATTCAGTTAAAACACCATTCAAAAGCATAGCTTCTTGATAAGTTGATAGGTAAGTATTATTAGATCCATCAAAGTGTGGTGGGTCTATTATATAATTAATTTGCACTGTATACTCCGCATTTGGCACGGGCGCTAAAACAATAGTAAGATCATCCCAATTAGCATAATATTTAGGAACTCCTGTTGAATCAGATGAATTGTACTCTGATATAAAACTTGTATCTCTTTTTTCTAAAAATGTTCTTACTCCTGAATTTGTTACTTGCACTGAACGTAAATAAATTAAATCAGAGGGCATCGTTAGATATCTTTGTGAAGTAATTGTGTTAGATGTAGAATACTTTCTTAAATCGTCATAATCAACTTTACCTGCAATATCAATTTCAACATGTCTTATAAATTCATCTAAAAGACTATCTGTTAAAACATTAGAATCAACCTCTGTGTAGTTACGTACTTGTGTTAAAAAATTTGCATGGCTTATTGACATATTTAACTCACATTTATTTGTCCACCCATACCTGAGTGATTAGAACAATAATAATATAAAGTGTCTGGAGCATCACCTGCTACAGAAATTTGAGTATAAGCTCCTGACGTACCTGCAACGCCACTTGTAGTCACTCCTGTCGTGTATGGTGAGCCACCACTATGTGTTCCATTGCTTGTGGTTGAAAGTCTTAATGGGTGATTATCATTTGTGCCTGCCGATTGATCAAATTTATAAGTTTGACCTCTAGTAAAGGATAAGGTGTTCTGTTGAACACCATCAATAAAATAATAATTACTGCCACTTACATTTGCAACAGTTGTGGTTAGTGTCGTTATAGTTTCTGTATTTACAATACTTACATTACCAAGTGACAGTGTTGCATTGTAGCTTTGAAGTTCTGTGCCTAAAATACCTTGACCATCAGTTGGTCTCATACCAGGATTTGTAAGTAATCCGTTTGTAATATATAAAACAAAGTCACCAGTATTATCTGGCGTTCTTGGTCTAGCGTTTGCTAAAGCTATTGCATCTGCCTTAATATGTTTTCTTCTTATCTGAGGATGTTTTGCTTCAAATTCAGACTTGTGAACAAAAGAACCATTCCATTCTTTGACCATTTCATTATATGGAAAAGCCATACCAGAGCGATCTGAAATTGCCTGCGCATATTTGCCTCTTGCATAACCCACTATTTAATTCCTCCAAATTTAAAACCTCTTATCGCTTTTCCTCTACCTTTTATTTCACCACCTTTATTTAAAGTTTTAGGTTTTACAAATGAAGCAAAGGCTGTTTGTGGACGATTAAGTGGCCCACTTGTTTGTTGAGGTGAGGGAGAAGTTATTCCTAAACTTGAATAAATGTTTTGACCTGTTAACTGATTACCTTGGTTAGATGAATAGACATTTCTGTAATCGTGTCTTTTCTGAAGTCTTGCTAACTCCCTTTGCGCTTTATCATATTCAGGATCTCCTGCTTTTGCAGTACGAGTATTTGATACAGTAACATTTTTAGTTCCTTGCTGTCTGTAACTTGTACCATCTGAACCAACATAACCAGCAGGATTTGACATAAACCCTGACTGTGAAGCTGGTCTATAAGTAGCACCTTTTGGTATTTCTGTTGTGGTTCGAGCCACACCAGGTTGACTTCCTGCCAGTCCTGGGGGACCACTACGTCCCTCATAATAACTGTAAACAGGTACTTTTTTAGTAGAAGTTTCAGTTACCTTCAGAGCATCAATATCTTTTTGTTTTTCACTAAGTTCTTTTGATAAATTTCTGTAATATCCTTGAGTAGGGCCATAAGATTCTGTATCTACAGGATATCTATAGGTTAATCCAATTCTTTTGTCACTTTGTAAGTCTTCTTTAATTGTAGCAAATTGTTCATCTGATGGTTTTGCATACTGTTTTTGAATATCTGCAATGTACGCTGATCTTTCAGCAGTAGGCATGTTTGCTGTAGCTTGCATTTGAGATTGAGCAGTTTTATCGAATTTCTGAAGTAAATCTTGATCATCTTTCAGTCTGTCTCTGTAATTTTGAATAGTTGTTTGAAGACTTGGGTATTTTTCTAACCCAGTTAAATAACCTCCATTTTTCATTTTTCTCATTCTAAAATTTTTCATCTAAAACCCCTGTGGATAATATGTTTGTGGCGTTATATATACAGATGTTCTTTGACCGTCTTCATTTAGCGCTCGTGAAAGCTCATCTTCGTATATCAGTTTATTCTGTTGCACTACTTGTGGATTATACTTCATAGACAAGTAATACGCCAAACCCGCTACCATACAAGGTATAAACCTAAACACAACATCTGCTGTATTTGTATATGCTCCAGAATCTTCAATTCTTTTTAAATAATAATACTTTAAATATGTATAAGTTACAGCATCAGGTGTTTGATATAATGTAATCGTAGGTGTTGTTAAACGATCAACGTAGTATTGACTAGGTTGTCCCTTTGACCCTTTATTTGGTAAAGCGGCATATTCACTCCTACTGATCTTTGTCAGCGAAACATCGTTGGTAGTGGTGGATTGACCCGTAGTTGTACTTACGTACGCTTCCAGTATGTCGTTCGCATTTGTCGGTGCTGTGTAGGTCGCTGTCCCTGCTGTCAGTAGCTGTTCTTGGTTTGCTACCTTCCAAAGGTGCACCCCGCGGTTTCCCCACTCTGAAAAAAGAATATTTAAACTTCGTCTTGCCGATTTTAAATCATACCCACTGTTGGTTCTTGCAGCACAACGTTCGTATGCTTCTTGAATGATATCATCAATATTGAGATCAAATGAAGTTGTTTCTGATGTGGCCATAATTCATCCTAACTTCTGTGTATTTTATTTGGATCTTTAACACCTTTAATTGCTAACCCACCAAATTTTTTTTTCTTAATGTCTATTAATTCAGCAGATCCTGCTACTGTTGGTGCAAGGGCTGCGCCTATAACACTTTTTTTCAAACCTGCTTTAGGGTCTAACACTTTTCTTATTAATTTTTTAAATTTTTTATAAGACATTTTGTCTATTTCTTTGGATGTTTTACCTGAATGTCTTTCTAAATATTCAACTCCATCTTTTAAGTGTGGATCGTCTCTTGCGTCACCCTCAAGTTTTAATTTATCTCTTGTTTTAAAAAAAAGTTTGTCTTTTTTATCCATAATTCATCCTAATAAATTGGTGTTTTCTTTTTAAAGCCACCCTTTGCCATTTTCACGCCCACAGGGCCTCCGTATTTTTTTTTCTCCATGTCTTTTAATTCTGCTGAGCCTAACTCACTTGGTGTAAGAATTCCAATGACACCCATAGTTTTACCTAAAACTTTTGCAAGGTTCTTATTTTTGGATAATCCTGTTACAGGTGCGTTTTTTTGTCTTTGTAAAAATTCAGGTATTTTTGGTTCGTTTCTTTTTTCCATAACATAAGTGCTTAATTTTTTACCACCTTTGTCCCCTTTAATATCTACCTTACCTTTTTTAAGTTCTTTTTTAAAATTTTTTTCTGCCTTTTTTTCTTTAATAAATTTACCAAGGTTTGCTCCCATAGCCTCTTCAATAGCCATACCTCTTTTTTTTTCATAACCAGATAGTTGCCCGTCTTTGTTTAGATCAGCTTTTTTTGAATTTTTAAGTTCTTTTTTCATAGTCACAGTATATCGTTATAATAGGTTTGTATCAACATCCCCTTGCTTGCAAATGTTTTAACATTAGTAGGTTTACCACCAACTCCTTGCGCCTTTGATCTTTTTCTTGCAACTGCACTTTTCTTTTCAGATTCAGTCATTCTTG